TGTTGTATTTCTTAGTTGCATAATCATCTACAGCATCTTCTAAATCATTAGCTTCTGCTGGATACTGTTGTCTAAAAGTAGTTGTATGGCCATCAGCATGTACAAATTCCATGTCCAACATTTTGTCGGTCTGAGCTTCTGTTAAAACTCCAGAATTTGCCAAAGTTTTTAAATGTCCTAAAGCTTCTCTTCTAGCTTTACCTTTTATACCACCATATAAACCAGCATAATTATTAGCATAATTCATTATGCAATTCACTCCATCTGCACTTGTCATGGCACAAGACGTAAGTGTTTTCTTAGCATCAACTAATTCTTGTTCTTTTATTTCTGCTTCTCTTTTGGTGTACCAATTGTTGTAGGCAGCATCTTCCTTTCTACGCTGTCCTTCAAATACATGTTTGTTGACTAGAGCTGGGTTAATGTCACCAAGTTGTCTATATAAATTTAGTCGTGCTACTGATTCAGCAGCTTTGTACTCTTCGTATGAAGTTGCATTTTGCATAGCTTCATTAGTAGAAGGACTGTATTGTTGAAGTTTGCTCTCAACAAATGCGACAACAGCTCCATGTTGTTCAGCTTTATTTAGCTTCTTAAATTCAACGGAGTTCCATATATCTCCACCTCTACTCTCCCAATCAGTACGCATTTCATTAACAACGCGACCTTCTTCATATAGCTCTTCTGTTGCTTCGTTATAAGCAGCCATAGCTTCATTGGATATTCCATTTTCATACAGCCACATATAACCTTTAGCAAAGTCCTCTTGCCTTTTCTTATCTTCTCTTTGTTTTAAAATCCCACTTACAGTTTCAGACATTTCGCCTAAAATCTTTAAATTATCTCCAGCGAATGAAGCTGCATAATTATAGTTATCAATTTCTTGATCCCAATAATTTGCCATTCCTTCGTTGATTTGTTTATAACCAGTTACGAGTTCTGGGACGTAATCTCGTGACGTTACTGGGTCAAATGAATCTGTCATTAATAGATGACCTCCGCTTGTGACCAATCAGTAAATCCATCAGCTCCAGTTGGTATAGGACTAACATTCCAATCTGGTGCCATATCACCCTGACTACTACTAAATAAATTTCCACCACTTTCTTCCATCGCACCAAATGCTGAACCAGCTGCGCCAAGGATTCCCTGGAAAATTGGCAGTGATGAGTTTTGCATTGGAGGATATTGTGGAGCCAATGTTGGTACGGGTACTAATGGTTCTGTTAATTTGTTTCTTGCATCTAAAGCTCTGTATCTTATCTTCTGAATACTTTCTCTATAAGCTTCTTGACCTCTTGTTAAAGCAAACAGTCTTCTTCCAACTGATCTACCATAAGCTGCTGCCACCATAGTTTCATAGCGTTGAGCTGATCTACCAGTAACACCGGCAGCTGCTCTTTTACCAACTTGTTCTTTAACCATTTTGACGAAACCCTTCATGTTGCCTGATAGGGCTTTTTGACGAGTTTCATTTAATTTTTGTCTAGCTGATTCGTAAGCACGATTAGCTGCTAGATCGTTTTCATTTATATCGATGGCACGTTTAGTTGTCTTAGCCTGATATAAGGTTCTGTCTTGTAGCCACTTTCTATGGCGAATCTCCATCTGACGTTCCCATGCCCGTCTTTTGGCTCTATTCTGTGCCTTGATTGCTTGGCTTTGACCTATACCGCTAAGTATTTTTGACGCTCCACCGATGGCTGCACTAGGACTGCACACGGCAAAATTCTATAAAGGATAAATTATTTGGTCCATGTTTTAGTTCCCTTAAAAATTTGAACCCAAGGAACTTAAGAAGTTTTAAGTGAACTCTGTTTCGTTTATCAACGATATTCCAGAGCAACTTCTCTTTTCTACTTTTCACAAATCTCTTTGCTTCTCTAGCAAAGGTATGTGGATATTTAAGGATAGCTGGTGTACAGAGCATCCAGATCTGCCCATCGTGATATACGCCAGCTAGTCCAGCTATCTCACCATTCGGTACTTTGAAATATACAGAGTCACAGTTGTTGATTCCTACGACTATTGCATTCTCAGGATCATGTCCATGACCCTCAGCTACTTCCGAACGATCCTCTGGTAACAAGTTAGAAGCTACATAAAGAGCAGCTTCCAACGTTGCAGGGTGAATGTATTTAGACACGCTTATATGATTTAGTTGTATATTGTCCTTCCCACTGATACGACAGCATTGTTGCTGGTGATGGGTGTTCTGAGGACACAGTTATTTTTAAGTTTTTATTTCTTTCGTAGGTTGGTATAGTTTCTACATCTTCAGCTAAGAAAGTAGGAGTGTTTGCTGATTGTTGGTTAGCTCTGTTTACTTCTCTTTCTTCTACATATTGAGGTTTACCATCTCTATCTAAAGTGAGTTTATAAATACCTACATCACCAAAATTAAATTTGACTCTATGTACTATTAGATCAGCTCTTGTATCAGATCTAAAATCTTCTCCATCTTTATATCCAAAGAATATTGTAGGTAACTCAACTTTCATATCGAACAAGTAACCAATAATAAAAGTCTCTCCTGACCAGTTACCGTCTATTACTAAGTTCGATCCACTGACTGTTATCTTTGCATATCTACCTAAGTTAGTTCCGCTATCTGCATCATATGCAACTAATTGTTTTGAACTCTCTAATCCAGTTGGTTTAGGGAATGTAGTTTTACCGGTACTAGAACTATAAGTATTGCCAGCTGTAGTTACTGACATTGCATGATCTAAGTGGATCGTAAATGTATCTCCGGAGGTTACATAATTACCGTCAGTATCTTGTTTAATTGAATATTTCAGTAATTGGTCTTTGTTGTTATTTCTCACTACTACATGTAATGCATCATCCAGCATGCAATGGTAAGTAATATTCCCAGTAACGGTCCAACTAAACCAAGCAGCTAAGATTCTTTTGTTTCCTGAGTCAAAATATCTATATGCAAATATCTTGTCAGTACCAACCTCACTAAAGAAAATAACGTTATTCTCTCTTGAAGCTGAAACTAAAGTTAGATTTTTATCTAATAGTTCTGAAACTACCTGACTTTGATTAACAACTTTAGGTTCTCCTTCACGTCTAATATTAGACATTTCAAAGAATCTACTATTTTTACCAGCATTATCTAAGAAACCTATTGTGGTACCAAGAGATATTGGATTTGTTTTATGGTTAAAGTTATAAGCTGCTAATGCATTGATTTTGGCAGTGTTTGGATTTAATACATCACTATCTGTTGTCAGCATAAATTGCTGATTTTTAGTAAATATGACTAATCCTGAGTTAACTTGTATAGCATCAAAAACAGTAGCTGGATAAGTTGAACTACATGACAAATCTATAGGATCTGAGTTGGAAAATGTAGTAGCAGTTTTTGCCCAAAAATTAAAAAAATCTCCAGGTCTAGACATAATTATGTTTGCACCACTCAGCATTACTAAACGGTTTCTAAAGAAAACCATCTTGTTAATAGCAGCACCTACAAAACTTGGACGTGGGTTTGTACCATCTTCAGCTGTAGTTCCTACAAGTGCTTCATCCCACGCGACTGTAGATAAGGTAAATGTTGTTGCATTAGTTCTTACTAATTGAAGTGGCATAGTGCCAGCATCAAAATTGATTTCTTCATCAGGTTTGACACATTCTTCCCATGTACCATTACCATCCTTTTGATTATTTCCTTCAAATCTTACGTAATAATCATCTTTTTCATCAGCACTGTTTCTAACCAGAACGACCATTCCGTGTTTACATTGTCTCGGTAAATCATCTACTACCAGTACGCTTCCTGCTACAACATTCATAAGCTCTGAGTTAGGAGCCGTCATATTAAAGTTGTTTTGCTCTACACCATTAACTATGTTGGATGGTCTAGTTATATAAATTCCATTACCAATAATCTGGACGTTTGAGCTAGTGAAATTACCAGTAGCTATAATCTCAGATCTTAAAGTACCTAAAATAGATTCAGCAGTAACAGTAGTTTTAGTATCGAAGGATGTAGGGTTTGGTCTAATTAAACCAAGGTTTGCTTGTACGCTGGCAGTACTGGTTTCATCTACATTTATTTTGTAATATCCATCTTTCATATATACATAGAAATGGTCGCCAGTTTGCCAACCTTCTCCGCCATACAACATATCTACATTGGTTGTATATCTAGTCCTGTACTCAACGTTTTGTCCGGAACCTACAGGTGTTGACTGACCAGTTGTGGTAATTCTGAAATATAAATTAGATCTTCCAGTTTGCCCTCCTGTACCAGATGCGTTGTAGATATTTACTTGATAAGAAAAATCAGTTCCACCATCTGTAGATATTGCATCGTTATCAACTAATGTTCCTCCACTGGCTACTTCAAATATTCTCGTACCAACGTTAGGAGCTAAGTCATCATCGTTTGGTGAAGGGGTAGAAGCATCACATCTCGTTGTGTTATTAACTCTGGCTGTATGACTAGAGATTTCACCATTGGATTGACAGTAGTTGTTACTAGATCTAACAAGCTCGCCACTTAGTCGTGTGACTGTACTTACATCTTGAAAGTTTGTATTATCAAATATATTTAATGAGTATTGAGTAGCATATTTTATTTGATCTAATTCTAAATATACTTCCGGTGGTCTTATGGGTGACTTAGTAGAAGACATAGATATAGTCTTCAGTCTGTTTGTCAAAAATGTAAAGTCATTAATAGTCAGAGTCTGTATATCTTCGTCAACACTATGAGTAAGATATGTAGCCATAGCTGAGGTAGAGCCAACAACATTCATTTCTGAACCGTCGCTGCATTTCCACATATTGATATCGCCAGACCTACTAACTTGACCTATATATTGCTCTGCTTCATCTCTGTAGTAATGAAACCATTTTCCATTTGTCACGGAATTATTAGTTCCATCACTTAATGATTTTATGAATTGACCAGAAGGCCGTTTAAGCAAACCATGTGTTATGTCAGGTAATACATTGTCTGCAATATTGAGCTGTCCTGGAATTTTGAGTTCATCTGGCTGCTGCGAGATTCCCCCTGTTAATGTTGGTACTAATTGGGTAACACTTGCCATTATCTAATTAAGGATTTGTAAGGTTGATAAGATCTGTAAGTACTATTCTTAGGCCAACCAAAGAAGGAGTGGTCTCCTTGCTGTGTCTCATAATCCATTAATGATGCACGAGCTAAAGATTCTTGTTGTTGTAATAGTTTTACTAATTGTGGATTTGTGACTAACTGAGCAGCTGCTCGTGTAGAGGAGCGAGCAATAATATATCTCTGGAAAACAGAAGGTACATCCTCAAAGTCATATAGATAAACGACATCTAATTCCAAGTCATGGTCAAAGACAAAAGTATGATTTACCTTGTCATATAATTTTCCCTCTCTCTTAACTACATCCATATTTCTATCAGCCTGACCATCATTGATGTCATAGCGTAGATAGTTCTTAGGAATAGTTATATGTCCGTTTGCATCTGGACTTACTTTTATATGTTCTTCTGTATTAAAGTGCCAACCCTCATTTAAAAGATCCTTTGTGACTTCATTTAAAATATTATAAATAAATGAAATTTCTGGATTCTGAAAATTAAGAGTGGTTATAGGTGATTGACCTATGCTACCCAAGATAGAATTAACTGCGGATAGTTCGGTATCGGTTGCTATTGGAGTAGTCATAGATAAAAAAAAAGGGACCCGAAGGTCCCGATAAAATGAATAAATTAGAATGCAGAAGGAGCTGTAGCACCAACATATAATTCTACTGCGGCAGCAGGATTTAAGTAATCTGCTCCCATTGCGAGACGTCCTAATATGACATCGCCTTGGTATACAACTGAAATGTCTCCAGATGTTACCTGTACTTGTGGGCCTATAGCCTCAACAACCCCAGCAGCCTCTTTCTGGAAAATCAAACCACATGATTTGCTTCCTACTTCAGCAGCCTGACCGTAGTCGTTATTGATACCAGTCTGAGAACCATTAGCATTCTCTAGTGCTGGACCGATTCTGTCACCCATGTTTGTAGGTGAAGTCTTACCTGTAGAACCGCCAAATGCAGTACCATATTTGCCTAAGAAAGGTATATTCATAGACTTATAAATGTGGATACCAGCGATCTCTACAACTCCATTACCACCTTGTAATGCAGAACCTTGCACGTCTCTATTAACAAGACCATTATTACCAATATCAGTTATGAGGGAATAATATTGCCTTGGGTTCAATACCGCGCATCTTCCTTGGGAACTCACTCCTTTTTCGTCTAAGGCAGCGGCAGCATCATAAAATGCTGTTACGAGATTGCCCGCGTTAAAGGCGTCAGAATCATTAGTTGTAGAACCAACTCTGATCTGTGTTCCGCCAGGTTCTTTGAAGTTTGTCTTCGTGATTGGAGAAGCACTTCTAGCTCCTCTTGTGATTGCTCTAAAGATTAGGCGATCATACTTCTCTGCAAGAGCGTAACCGATCTTACGAGAAATTTCACCCCTCAATTCAAAATGAGCAAGTGTTTCATCCAGCTCATACACGAATGCTGAACTGATTAATAGGTCGTCAACAGTTATAGTTTTTTCTGCGACTGGAGGTGCGCCGTCACTGTTACCTAAAATTGAATTTCCTGGAGTATGGAACTCAGCAGTTGTACTACCTGTGTAGATGAACTGTAATGACTTTCCATTCTTGAGTGTTCTCTTCATTACCAAGTCACGAGCGATTGCTTCGTGCTGGAATCCTTTGAACATCTCTCCACTAAACAATTTAAGTAGCAAGGCACGGGAGTCTGTACCACCATTATTGGCCCCTGGACGGGTTAGTGAGGTAGTCAGAGCTGTAGCCTGATGAGCCATGATATTTGCTTAAAATGTAAAGGTATATTTGCTTGTCTCTTCGCGCGAAAAGTGGTGAGTCTTATTTGGACTCGGTTATATTGTGGTCTATCCCACCGTCTAGACGGCTGATGAGTATCCGCGTACGGGTCAAAAGCCAAATTGAGTAGGGAGGAATTGAACCTCCCCAAGATCGCCTAACCGATTACTCTTGTGTAAGCAACGCCACGATATACGAAAGTAACTTTCTTCATGGTTATCTCCATATACCTAAGCCCCGTTCCATGCTTAGGAGTCATGCGTCCCGTGAGGGATGAACGGACGTAGCGTTAGTAAGAAGGATCACCCTCGGGTTCTTTTAGTTCCTGTTTAGGTTCCTCTTCTTTTGTTTCTTTAATTTCTGGCTCAGGCGTAAACCAAGTTACTGAGGCCCGAACCTTATCACTTTGATGTGGCATGTTGTTCCAATGTCTTATTACCCCAGAACATATAAATAAATTAGTAAGAAAAGTTAAATAAATTAAAATTTTTTCAACCAATTTCTGGGGCGGTGAGGGCAATTTGCGAGGATCTAACATTAGCTAAATCAAGTGGAAAATTATGTGCGTTTCTTTCATGCATTACTTCAAAGCCAAGGTTCTGTCTGTTAACAATGTCAGCCCATGTAGGGATAACTTTTCCATTAGCATCAACAACTGACTGGTTGAAGTTGAAACCGTTAAGGTTGAATGCCATTGTGCAGATACCCATGGATGTTAGCCATATGCCAACAACCGGCCAAGTACCAAGAAAGAAATGTAGAGCACGAGAATTATTGAAAGATGCATACTGAAAAATCAATCTACCGAAATAGCCATGAGCTGCAACGATGTTATATGTCTCTT